CAAAAAAGAAAACAGCTACGGCTACACCGAACGATATAGAATATGTAAGTAATAAAAAAAACATGGTCACTGATCTTTATCAAAAAGCTACAAAACAAGAAACCGCAAAGATGAATATGGGTGGAGAAGTCGAAGTTATGAGAGGCGGAGATTACATCAAAGATTTAATTGACTAGTCATGGCTGGACTTGCAGATTTACAAAAGGCTGAGATCATTGAGGATGAACCTACATCTTCTGTACCTTTAAAAAAATCTGATACAGAACCTTACGACCCTTCTGCTGCTAGAGGTTTAGCTGGAATGGCTTTAGCTGGTGCCGGAGCCGTGGCTCTTAGAAACCCTATCGCTAGAGCAATTAAAAAAATAGCTAGTATAAAATTACCCAAGGCTCCCGCTTCACGAACCAGTGCTAAAGATGAAGTTGAAGATATCTTAGAGATAGCTCCTACTAAAATGGATAGAGGTAAGGCGATGACGGTTGCACAAACCAAACCGCAAGATGAATTAAGACAAGTTGCAATCGCTAGATCAAACGAATTAAAAAAAGTAGCTTATCAAGCACCACTCTCTCGTGGAGGTAAGACCAATAGAATTGGTTCATCTCTTTGGGATTACATTGCTCGACACCCGATTGCAGGTGCAAGAAAAGCAGATGAATGGATTAAAGATTTTAAGTCAAGTGGTCCTGGATCTTTTAAGACAGGAAACCCTGAGTTTAAAAATATATCACAAGCAGTTAAGAAAGAAGAATTGTGGGATTCAAACATCGCACAGTTTGATAAAGCGGGAAACTTAATTGGTGGTTTTTTAAAAGTGGCACAAGATAAAAAGATTCCTCTAACTAAAATGGATTTATTATATATCGTAGAAAAAGCTCCTGTGAACAATCTAGTCATGAGAAAGTATAAGTTCGATACTAAAATGGTTGATGAAGCCGAAGAGATTGGTAGAGACATGAACAACGCTTTAGACAACGTGAAAAATAAACTTTTATCACAACCAACTAATATAGGATCACAAACCGAGAGTTTGATTGAAGATATTAATACTCTTAGTGGAAGTATTAGAAAAACAAATGCTAACATGTATAATAAATTTAGAAGTGGGGATAATGAGTATATTAACATGGATGGCTCTCCATTTGGGAACGCCATAGGTAACTTTGAATCTATCATTAACAGAGCAAGACAACTAGGTATTGCGATTGATCCAACTGATGTAAGTAGAATAACTGAGATCGCTAAAGCGAAAGACATAGATATTTTTAGACGAATACAATTACAAGACACTCAGAAGATGACTCCTAAGTATGGAAACTATAGTGAGTATAGAATTAAAGGTGGAGATGAATATTTTGAAAATTTAGTTTACTACCCTAAACCGCTCCCTATGGGACAAAAGGTTGGTTCAGAATATAATAAACATTACTCAGGGGTTCCAAACCAAGTTTACCATGTAAGAGGAAGTGTTAGACCTACGATTAATAATCAAAAGATTATGATGATTGATGAGATACAAGCTGACTATGCTCAAGCGTTAAGAAACAATAACCCTACAAGAGATAGAGTTGTAAACGCATTTGGATCTGAAGTAGAATTTTTTTCATCAAATAGAAAACTAGAAAAGATTGTAGATGAGATGAAAGATATAAGTAAAAAAGGAATTAAGGCTTCAGCTGCAGATCAAAAAAGATTTTATGATTTAAACAGTGAGTTTAGAGAATTAAGAAGTAATTCGTTGAACTTATCTAACATCAGTAAAAACGAAGCTCAAGACGGTATTCCATTCCTACCTCTTTACGGAAAAGAGAACTGGGGTAGTCATGCATTAAAAAATACTATTAAGGATGCAGCCGATAGAGGCGATGTTCAATGGGTCGGTATCAGTCCTGTAGAACATTTGCACCACGCTAAGAGAGAAAGATATTTAGGAGACATAGAATTTTATGGTAACAGATTTGGTAAAGCAGGATTTGATAACTATAAAGTTTTTTCAAAAGCACAAGACAAAACTGTTTTGACAGATCCTAAAAAGAAAGCAACCTTACCTGCGGAGATGGAGAAGTTAGCTAAACAATATAACTCTGAAGTTAAAACAATACCCATGGCTAAATCAGATCCTAGTAAACCTTTCAAGGTAGTTAAAGAGTTAAATAATACTTCACCAAAATATAAGGTTAATAAAGATCAAGCAGGAACAGAACATATTGCAGCATTTAAAACTGAAGCGGATGCGCTGTACTATTCAGGAAGACACGGTGGTTCTGTAGAGCAAATTATGGACGGAGATCCAAGGTTATATATGGATGTATTCGCTATCAAAATATCTCCAGATATGGTCACAAAACCTTTCAAAGCTTACAACACGGGCGGTCTAGTCGTAAATATATTTGCGTGATATTATAAATCTGTTATAACAAATAGGAGATAATTATCATGGCAAGCAAAAAACTTAAAAAAGCTATTATGGCAGGAGTTGTCGGATTAGCTGGAGCTAAACTTTTAGCAGGCAAAGCAAGAGCTGCAAGTATAGCAAATAATGAAGCCAAGGAATCTGGTTTCGGCAATATGAAAAAAAACTACATAACAAAAAAAGCTAAACCAACACAGAAATTTAGTTTTTCATCAGATAAATTTAAAAAAGCTGTTAAAACTATTAAAGACAAAGGTTTAGACTTAGGTCCAGGTGTGAATGCGACATCTAAAAAAGGTGGAACATTAGCAGGAGACTACGGCAATGCGTTTGGAGATGGATATTCAGGCGGAGCTAGAGCGGGTAAAATGATTAAAGCTAGAGGCGGAAAGATGGTTAATTTAAAACCAACTAAACTTTACTAATGGCTGAAATAGAGAAACAAAATGAACTTCCTGAAGAAGTTGAAACAGAAGAAGTAGACGTAGAAGTTGAGGGTGAAGAAGAACTTCCTGAAGAGGAACAGCCCGAAGAAGATTTTTACAGAAACTTAGCTGAAGATATGGATGACCGAGTTCTTGGTCGAATGTCATCTCAACTGATTCAAGATTATAAAAGAGATAAAGTTTCAAGATCGGATTGGGAACAGGCTTACACACAAGGTTTAGATTTACTTGGATTCAAGTATGTAAATAATACTAGACCGTTTCAAGGTGCAAGTGGTGTTACCCATCCGCTCTTATCAGAAGCTGTAACACAATTTCAAGCACAAGCTTATAAAGAATTATTACCAAGTGATGGACCTGTAAGAACATCCGTCGTTGGTTCACAAACAAAAGAAGTTGAAGATCAAGCAACACGTGTAAAAGATTTCATGAACTATATGTTGATGGAAGAGATGGAAGAGTACACACCAGATACAGATCAACTTTTATTTTATTTACCCCTTGCAGGATCTGCATTTAAAAAAATTTATTATGATGAAATCAAACAAAGAGCAGTTGCTAAATTTGTACCTGCTGAAGATTTAATAGTTCCATATTATGCAACCGATTTAAAAGATTGTGAAAGAATTACTCATCTTGTTAAGATGTCAGAGAATGATGTGCTTAAACAACAGAAAGCAGGATTCTATAGAGATGTAGAACTTGTTCCAAAACAAGCAGAGAAAAGTCCAATACAAGATAAGCTAAATGAATTAGAAGGTGTAAAACCTGCTGGAGAAAAAGAATATCAGTATAATGTTTTAGAAATGCATATTGATTTAAACTTAAATGAGTTTGAAGTAGAGAATGCAGAGAAAGAAGTTAAACTACCTTATGTCGTTTCAATTGATGAAGGTTCGGGAGAGATTTTATCTATCTATAGAAACTATAATCAAGATGATGACACTTACACAAGAAAAGAATACTTTGTACATTACAAGTTTTTACCTGGTCTAGGGTTCTATGGCTTTGGTTTGATTCACATGATTGGTGGATTATCTAGATCTGCTACTCAAGCATTAAGACAATTACTTGATGCAGGTACTCTAGCGAACTTACCTGCTGGATTTAAGTCTAGAGGAATAAGAATTCGTGACGATGATCAACCTTTTCAACCTGGAGAGTTCAGAGATGTTGATGCACCTGGTGGAAATATCAAAGATCAGTTTCAAATTCTACCTTTCAAAGAGCCAAGTGGTACATTATTTCAACTTTTAGGCTTTGTAGTACAAGCAGGACAGCGTTTTGCATCAATTGCAGACATGCAAATGGGTGAAGATGCACAAAATAGAGCTGTTGGAACGACAATTGCGTTGTTAGAACGTGGTTCGAGGGTCATGAGTGCTATTC